GTTCGGTTTTCATTGGAGACCCAAACCCTTCCCGTATTTATTCCTGTTATTCAACCAAATCAAGGTAACCGAAACCTTACCGTATATAGTATTACGTTACAAGTAAAGTCACTCGCTACAAGTGTGACCTATACTCAACAAACATTCGTTACTTGGATACCCCAGAATTCTACGGCAATTCCTCCATCCCCTCCCTCCTCAAATCCAGACGGGTTACAGAGCGACACGGGCGATTATTATTTTTGTCATTCATTCACGTGGTGGTGTAATCTGATTCTTCAAACAATGGCGACGTGCTTTAACGCTTTAAGAGCGCAAATTACTGCGGGGGGCGAAGTTGCCAATACCGTATGTGGGGCTACTGCTCCCCTCATTCAATTCAACCCCGATAACCAGACTTGCTCCTTGTCGCTTCCCGCCACCTTTTTCAATACATACGACCAGACCGTCTCTCCTCCTGTGGTAAATCCCAATGCCGTGAAACTATTTTTCAACGCTTCTCTCTTTGGGTTATTTAGCAGTTTTCCAGCAGAACGATACGAATATAACGCCTCATTAGGGGCTACATACCAGATACTGGTGAGTAACTTTGGCGGGTCTAACCAAGTCGTATATCCAGTGAATGGGTCTTTAACGGCTGTCCCTCCCACAGCGGTTATATTCACCCAGGTCTTCCAGGAGTATTCCACGATTGAGAACTTGACTCCCGTATCGGCAATCGTCTTTACGACATCTACCATTCCCATTGTTCCGAATCAACTCAGTAGTCCTCTCATCTTCGCAGAGGGAAATATTCTCTCCAACACCAGTGGAAACAATAGTAACTTCCAATTGGTCTTGACTGATTTAGAGAGTGGAGACCTTTGCTATAAGCCAAATCTCCAATATAGCCCAACCGCCGAGTATAGACGAATTGCCCTCACCGGGTCAAGCCCTTTAAGCAATATCCAACTATCCGTATTTTGGAGAAATAAACTTGGAAACCTGATTCCCTTTTATCTTGGCTCGGGAGCGTCCGCCACCGTCAAATTTCTCTTCACCAAGGTTTCGGCCATTTACGGAGAAGAAGATTAAAGTATAGGCATTTAGGGCGATTGTTTAGAAATTTCTTTTCTTCGGTTCTATATATAATGACAGACTTCACAACTTGTTTGTTGCGTGACCCAAAACTTTCTCAGATAACTGACAAGCAGATATATGCCGTTACACAGGGGGCATCCAACAGCACTTTTCAACAGTTCCAGGCCGTCTCTGCCACCAGTAGCAGTATGGTGTTTAACGTCCAAGTTCCCAGCCAATCTATCGTAGTGAATCGCGAGGTCTATATCCGCGCCAAAGATTTTAGATTCTTCGTGAGAGTGGATGGAGCGCCCGTAGGAGCAACCGCCTTTAATTTAGGCTCAACTCATTCCCTTGCGCCCTTTCCTTTAACAATGTTGATGAATACGCTTTCGTCTCAGATTAACAACACCAACGTGTCTGAAACGGTGGGCGACATTCTACCCCAGTTGCTTCGTATGAACGACAGTAGGGAACTTTACCGATGGAACTCTGGCACACCTACTCTTCCAGACCAATCCTATCTCAATTACTCGGATGGTCTTCTTTCCAATAACAACCCGTTAGCCAGTTTCAACACCGCGTCTTACGATGTGTGCCAAGTTCCTCGTGGCGCATTCCCTCCCAACTCGTGTGTCATCAGTCAATACAATGGCTCAACAAATGCTTTTGTATCCAACTCGCCCGTCATTGCCACCGCGGGTAACTACCTCATCGTCCAACTTTCATATGACCTCATTGAACCCATCTTCTTGTCCCCCTTTATCTTCTCCAACCCTGAATACAACTTGGGTGGTCTGGTGGGTATCAACACTCTTAACTTGGTCGCTCAACTCAACTCGGGACAGCGCATATTTAGAAGTGGAAGTGGTTACACGACCACTGTCGGTCTGGGAATATTCGGAGGGCAAAGCAATCCCTTCGTGGGACAGTGCGAGATGTTACTCAATTTCCTCTCCACTCAATCCACTGACCTTATCCCGTCTCGTTCCGTTGTTCCTTATATGTCTTATCCTCGTTACCTAACAACGGCTACTGCCTCCATCCCGACTAACACTTCCGCATCGGTTACCAGTGCCAATCTTCAACTCAATCAAATCCCCGACAAGTTCATCATCTGTGTTCGTAAGCCGATGAATACCCAGACCCCGTCAGACAGTGATGCCTTCTTCAAGATTAACTCCATCCAAATTTCTCTGAATAACCAAAGTGGTCTGCTCTCTACGGCGACAAACTACGATTTGTGGAGACTGTCTTGCGAGGCTGGAAGCAGTCAATCTTTCTTGGAATTCAACGGCTTGGCTTCCAACAGTGACAATGTTGCCTACAACGGAACTCCTGTTCCTACCACTGGTTCGCTCCTGGTTCTTTCCCCCAGTCAGTGCCTGTCCTTACCCGCAATGCTCTCATCTGGTTCAATCGGCCAGTTCAACTTCCAGATTACGCTCAATGTCACAAATCCTTACAGTGCCACCATCACTCCTGAAATTGTCATCATCACTGCCAATAGTGGTATAATGGTAAATCAGAACGGTTCATCCGCCGTCTATACTGGTATCCTTACCAGACAGATGGTGGTGGATACGGCCACTTCTGCCAATGTTCCCTCTGTGGAAATCCCCGAATACACCCGAATGGTGGGTGGCAAGATGGGTAATATGGGCGCTTATAAAAGGATGCTTACCAGACAACGTGGCCCTCACGTAGGCGGTGTCCCAATGATACCTGGTGGAGGAGCAATGTCAGGCTCGGGTGTCGGTAAATATTGCTAAGTAGATACTTTTGGTCTTAATAAAAATAAAAAATATAGTTGTTAATATATAGAATGCTTAACAACTACAATGCGAATTTAGACACACCGAAAAATAGAGAATTGTTGAATCAGATTTATCGCATTCAATTAATCAAGGATGAATTCTACGTGCCAAGTAATATTCAACCGAATATGTTTAGGCACGACTTGCTCTTTGGTAGGACAAAGGAAGGCGAAGGGTCTTCCAGAAGTCAAAGTCAATTCAATTTGCCCGTGGGGGATATGGGCGGATATGCCGTCGGAGGTGCTTTAAGAAGCGACGGTAATTTAGTAAGTCACGAACTGAATTATTTAGTAGATGAAATGGAACGAGGTCATCCGCTTCGCACCACGCCCTTTTTAGGCAAACGTGGAGAGCATTCTGAATCCACTGGACTGGTTAGGCGAACAATGTCGGGGGCTGGAATAAAACGTTTTAGTAAAAATGTTGGGGATGCGGAGGTAGATATAGGGAAATCTATTATAGGGGGTGCTAATTTTACCAAGGGAGTTATTATAAAGGACAAGCATCCCAAAAATAAACCAAAATTGACAGGAAAGTCTCTTTTAGGTGGCAAGGAAAAGAAGAGTGTAGCAATAAAAAAGGCGGTGACTGCTCCGATGAAGAAACTTAAAGGTCAGTTTAGCATTTTAAACAAGGTCATCTAATTTTAATGGGAAATTTTAAATATTTATTATCTATTGTAATATTATAATAAATGTCTTACGATTATAGTTTTCCCGAATCTTTGAGAATCGCCGACTTTAATAACAACGTGAAAGTGGGTTCTCTTCCTCGCAAGTATATTCAGTCGGGCAACAATGTGGCGTCTGGGTTCGCTCGTCCAGCACCATTTGAGTATGGTAGTCCCGCAATGGGTGGCAAAGTCAAAGTGGGTAAAATCGCCAAATCGGTTGGTAAAGTGGCTATTCCTATCGTGACGAAAGTGGCTACCAAGGCATTAGAAAAGGCCATCTTGGATATGATGAAGAGTTCAGCGGAGGCCGAAGGGGCTGGAATGTCTGGTGGTAAAAAGGGTGCGAAAGCGTTTGCCAAGAGTGTTCTCTCGTCTCCTATTACCAAGGCAGTGGCGAAAGAAGCGCTTGATGTTGCTCTGCCTATTGTGAAGAAGATTGCGATGGATATGTTGAAAGATGGGCTTAAATCAATGATGGAAGGTTCTGCTGAACCCACTGGTGGTAAGAAGGGGTCAAAGGGTGCGAAGGATTTTTTCAGAGGAGTAGGAGAGAAGACCACGGATGCTGGTCTGGCGGTAGGAACTGCGGTAGGAACTAAATACTTGTTGGATGCTCTTGCTAACCCCGCGGTAGATGAGGGTATAATGGAGGCGTTACCTGTGGCGGAGGCAGTAGGTCTGACGGTTGCCGAAGGGGCGGGTATGAAGAGAGGTCGTGGCAGACCCCGAAAGATTCCTATCTACGGTGCGAATCCTCCGATGAGGTCAATGAGTGCTGTGGCAATGGGAGCAAAGGGTCTTGCCAAGGGTGTTGCCAAGGGACGACCC